TAGTTTCTTTACAGAATCGGAAGTAGCAAAAGCCATTAGTATTGGCTTAATTAGTAGAATCATTTGTCATTAGTGGTTTTAATTGGACAATCGTACTCTCGTTTACTCCAAGGGTACTTTTTGTCTTTTGGTGTACAAGTTGTTTTTAAATAGTCTTTAACAGCAGCTTCTTTTTTTGCTTGGTACTCAACTATAGGAACTACATCGTTACACATAGTATATACACGAGAACCTTCAGCTAACATGAAACCTTTTCGTTGGAGTTCAGCACACCTCAACATACGAGTAAGCTCATAATCAAGTCTCATCTTTTCTTCAATGCGTTTAGCATTACGCCTACATTGACGTAAACCTGACACATCTAAAGGAAACATAAAATTAATTTGACCTCCCCAGTTTTCAGCTATCGTATAGGTTCTTTGTGTCATAGTCTCATCATAGGGAACCGTATGATTCCCCATATAGAACGGACTGAACGTCATCGTGGCACCATTGCAGGACACCCCAGAACCGTAGTGCTGCCTTGAAGGAGCACCATTGTTCTGGAACTGAACCGCTTGATTTGTCACATTTCCAGTCGCTGCTGCAACGGGATTAGACACATTTGTAGTCTCTGGGTCTGACGCTTTAGCAGGTGCTACTGCGAGAAGACTGACAAGGAGACAGTAGTAGAGTCCGTTTCGATAGTTCTTTCGACCTCTGTTAGTTCGATTATCTGGCTTGCTGCTCTTGACACTACTTCGAGTGAGAAGTCGCTTCCAGCTGTATGAATCGTAAAGATTGAATCTGAATCTACTAAACCTCCTGAGCTTGCTGAGGTGTGGGTTATGTTGTCCCCAGACCATTTGTTTAACGCTGCTCCATAGGTTGTAGTGGTGATTTCTTCTGTTATTTCTTGAGTTGTCGTGGTAGTGCTGTTCATTGAACCCTGAGTAAAGTTGGGTTGGACTAGCTCTGCTCTTACGACAGTTGGTGTTAGTAGTAACAACGGCAAAAGCCATAACTTGTTCATGCTTTAGGTTTTTCTTTATTTGCCATTGGACAATTTACGGGACCACCTTTTCCTTTATTATTATTACCAGTAGTCAAACCAAATGTGGCAAGTGCTCCCGTGAACACACTGGCAACGAACGTGATATCGCTATTCCCAGATTTCTTGACCATAGGTATTTCTACGTAGTTCATTGTGATGATAAAACCACTCCAAACTACAACACCTAAACGGACAAAAGTTCCAAGAATTTGTATCTGATGCTCTTGATCCTCCGCAGCATCTTTCAGCTTTCCGAGGAGTCCTTTTTTTTCTTCTGGCGGTTTTCCTTCCATTTATCTACTTTTTTCTGTAGGAATTTTTGTACTTGTTTTTTAATCTTATTAAAGAAAGGTGTAGCAAGAGTTGTAGTAGCCACAGCTGCTACAGCTGCGTAGGTAGCAGTAGCTACTACCTCAGCAGTAGGAAGAGGTAAATCTATTTTTATAATAGGTACTCTTAAACTTGGTTGTTCAGTTTTGGTTTCTGTCTCTTCCTTTTCGCTAGGTGCTTCTTCCATCTTTACTCCCTTAGGTGCTTTCAAATTACTGGGAGGTATTACAACAGTAGGGAATACTGGCATTTCCGCAGTAGGTGGTTCTAAAGGTATACTTGGCATATCTAAAGAATTTGGAAGCTTTGTATTAGAGAGTTTTATAGATGGAAGTTTCATTTAAAGATCATACTCGCAGCCAACGACACCAACAGTAGTACTACTACCAGCTTTAATACACATACCCGCAAATAATTTTACGTCTGTAACTACTTTCGCACCAGCATCCTGAGTACTTGTACCAAAATTACCTATTTGAGCGAACTGTTGACCATTAGCTTTATCATAAACATAGAAACCATATGATTCGTTATCCCAACCAATCGTGACTATAGCATATTTCCCTTCTGGAACGGTATAGGCTTCTTTACCACTCCATGCAGAACCTACTATACCTTTACTAGGTTTTTGAAAATAACCGTTATTTCTGTTTGTACCTGATTCTCGCAACCCAGCGGGTTGATGTGGAGGATTTGTTTGTAGTGTCATAATTAAGTTATTAAAATACCTGTTGTTCTAATTGAAATATCACCAAATGAGCCATCAGCAGCATCTGGTTCAGTAACCATTCGATATACTCCAGCAGCATACCTGTCTTGATTATTGAAAGTGTTAGCGTATCTCATCCCATTACCTCGGAATTTATCAGGTAGAAAACCTGATCTTGACATTACATTATCAAAATCGAAAGCATGGAAGTATGGCCCTCTATCGTGAGCTCTAACGGCAACGCCGTCTTTATATCGATTACCACATAAAATAAGGTAACGTGTCATGCCTGGAGAGTGAACAGCAGTTCCCGCAGGATTACCAAAGTATTCTCCTTTCACTCCTAGTTTTTGGACTACACTCCAAGCATGGTCGCTTTCTATTGTTTGAAGATATCTATAGCTGCTTTGGTTACCTTTTAAGTACCATCTTTTTTTTCTACCCCATGATTGCCCATTAGCAAGGAAAGTTTTTTCAGGGTCAGTTCCTATAGATGCTACATATATACGATTATCATCACTATTGTTAGCATCAGCCCCATATCTTCCATTAAATGTCCAATAACATCCCATACTATCTCTTACTATAGCTATAGAAGGTCTATGCGTTGATTGAGCCGTACCAGAACCATAGTTAGAGTTAACATCCCACGCTGGACCAAAACAAGATCTACTTTTTCCTGTAGCACAACTAATTAATCTAAAATCTCCACCTGTTCGCTGAGAGGTAGTATTAGTACCATTTATTAATATATAGCCATCATTATAATAATAACCAGCTGTATCATTATTAAACCATATTTGTAATGTACCTGTATCGTTATCGTCTCCTCGTATTGGAATTGCTGTATATGTATTAGAAGTACCTAGTGTTGTTGTATCATATCTCCTCATTTCAGTACCAGCGTTAGCAATAGTATAGAAATAACGCTCCCCGTCATATGCTGATACATAAGCATCACCATTACTACCATATGTAGTATATGTTGTGGAGTCAGTTTCAAAACGTCTAACAGTAAAGTCACTAAGGGAAGTACTACCTATAGCCCCATTACCGTGTCGGTGTACCCAGTAAAATCTTCCATCAGCACCCCACCATGAGTCACTTACAGCTTTTAATTGTTGACCTGTAGCTGCTGAGTTGAACTCTCTTGTAGTATAAGCCCAATCAGAACTGTTAGTATGATCATTTTCATGGGTTGGTCCCCAATCTAAATCATCATAAGACCATTGATAATCTCTATACCTGTGTCTTTGACCCCATACTCTAACATGACCAGTGGTGCCTTCTTGATTACCAAATTGACCTTCATACCAACCAACCATATGTACAGCTGTTACTGGAGGTTTTTCATCAGTAGTCGCTACTAATGTCTGCGAGTTATCTAGTATTTCATTACCACTTAAACCATCAGAAGTAGTTTGAGCTACTATTGGTCCTGTTACAGAACCTCTTCTAATTTGTATATTTCTACCATTAGGATTGTCTATTGAAATCTGTTTGATCACAGCTTTCTGAGAACCTGTAGTAGATGCAATTGTTATTCCATCTTTTAAATCTGAATACGATTTACCAGTAAAAGATGAAAATTCTTTTAATGTGTCGGGCATTTTTTATAAGTTTGTAAGTTTCATAATTGTAGTAATGTCAGCACCACCACCAGCAGCAGCCCAACTTAAATTACCTGAACCATCAGTAGTCAAGGTAGTACTTGCGGCACCATCGGTAGCTGGCATTATCCATGTAACGTTACTACCTATTGTAGCGGCTCCTTTTAAAGCTACATAATTAGAACCATCAGAATCATAAAATCTTATTTCTTTTTGAGAATTTAAGTTTATATTTCCTGTAAAGGTAGCCCCACCTGTACCTGTTGAAGCAGTATTAGCAGTTATGTAAGCTTTAACTGATTGTTGGCTAGGAGGACGAGTAGCACTATCTGTTGCGAAGTTATCTTCATCTATTACATCTGGAATAGCATCAACATAAGCTTTAACTGACTGCTGGCTAGGTACTTTAGTAGCACTATCCGTAGCCATATTATCTTCATCAAGAAGATCAGATGTTGTTAAAGCATTATTTAATTTAGTATGATCTGCATCCGTAAATGTATTAGAATCACTAGCTGCTTCAACCGCAGCTGC